TGCTTTTGACATTGCAGTTCCATCCATTCCTGCAATATTTCCATCTCCAACGTTATTAACTGGTGTATCTTCTTCTAATGACTCGTCAACTGCAAGCTTAGCAGCAATTGCCATTTTACGGCGTTTTTCTTTTGACTTGCCTTTAAACTGTGGTGCGTCTGATTTGTAAAAGTCGTCAATCCAATCGCCCATATCATCAGATGCTTTTAGCTTTTCTAAAAAAAGTTCAGCCTTTTCGTTTAAACTATTGACATCTTCTGCAAGTGTGGTATAATGAGTATATCTACTATAAAATAATTGTATTGATTCATCTAATTGTTTATCAGTCAATTCTTCTGTAAGAGTAGTTTCATCAGTAAAATGTTTATATTCTTTAATGAGAAATAACGCAGCAGCGTATGATGCAAATCGAGAACTACCGCCAGGAACTTTAGCTAACAACTTTTTAAGGTTGGCTACCATTCTATCAAAAACTCCCCATGATTTACGCTGAGCAGCTTTAGTAAAATCTTTTGATTTGATTAGTACTTTACCGTCTTTATCAATAACACCAAGCTTAAACGCTTCCCATTTATTAAAAGGAGTTGCGAGCCTGCGGATAAATTGGTATACTAAAAATAGATCAACGATCATAAGATCATATTCCTTTAAGTTTTTCTTCTATAACTGAATCAGCTATAATATTTTCTTTACCTATTATACGATCTTCATACATTATTTCTATAGGCATATAGTTTAAGTATTCAACAAACGGCTTAATGTATTCATGGTATTCTTCAAGTTTCATGAATAACATATGTGTCGCTTCTGGCCCAAACATATTGTAGATAATTATCAAGTGGTTCAGAATCAACCTTTCTTTTAATTCATTATCTTGTCTGTATCTTCCAAATAATTTGCGCAAATATTGAAACCTTTTCAGGTCTTCCTCAAATTCTGATACGTCGGAACATTGAGGATTGTCGTAATATTTAGATGCAAATAACAGAAAGGTTGATTCTGTCAATTTCATATTATATTTTCTTTACTTATGAAGGATCAGCAACGATTGCGTCATCGCCTAGACCTGTCACACCTAAGTCGCCTGCATCAGATGCTGAGACCTTCATTGGTACCAAGCATTCAGCAAAGTGACGACCGTTTGATGTGTGGTACAACCACCAACCTGGGCCTGTCAAACCTTTTGCTCTGTTAGCTGGTACAGCCGCTTCCTCAAGGTCAACAAATACCGCATTATCACGGTCATTTGATTTGTTTGTGTTATTAACATCATCTTCCAACCATTTTGGTACGGAAGCTAATGCATCGGTTTTTCCCCAAAGTGCCATTTTTTTATATCTCCTTATTTGGGTTTCTTGATTTATTTATCTTCTGATAAGCGAGCTTCTTGTTCTTCTTTCATAGCCTTTTTGATAGCTTTGCGGCGTTTGTGAAGATACTCGTCTGAATCGTCAACGTCTCCGTCGTTATCAATATCATCGTCGGCTTGTCCAACCGGATCCATTTTCTTTTCTTCGAGATCTTCTAAAGTTTCTAAGATCTTTGATTTAAATGATGATGCAAAATCCATTTTTTATTCCTCTATTATTAATTAAGGGTTAGTTTGTTGTCTAGCATTTCTAAAATCTTTGCGAGCAGTTCTTAAATCGGCTCTAGCAGTCTGAAGCTTTTTACGAGTATCTGTGGCTCGTTTCAATTCTTTTTTCTTTCTCTCAATATTATCAATTTTTGCTTGTCTTGCGTCGTTACGTCCAGCACGTGAAACTCTAAGGTTTCCTTGTTTATTAACAAGACCTCGGCGTATACCTTTGGCTGCGAGCTTTGCTGCTCCACCAATCACCTTACCAATGATTTCATTTAACTCTTCTTCGGTTAAATCATCAGGGTTGATATTTTCTTCATGCATGTGTTCCCACACGAGCGCAAGCTGCATTTCATGCTCAGTCATATGTGATTTAAACGTCTTCATTTATTATTATCCTTAATTTGCTTTTTCCAGGTATTATCCTGTGATAAACCATTTTAGGTATTTCTATCGTATCACGTTTATTTATAACAGTAGGCAGTTCATCATCAAATTGTATTTTCCAACCATCACCATCTAATACTGTAAATACTCTATCGTTTTTATCCCTATGCCAAACATAATCATCGGCGGTTGTGTTATAAGGGTTAAATATTCGTATCCATTGGTTATCTGTCAAATGTTCATCATAATATGGTTTTACCAAAAGAACGAACCTCCATTTTTTAATCCTAATTCATTTGCATACCGAGGTAAACGGCAAGACCAATACCCAGCTTTAGTCTTATCGTTTTTTAAATGACATTGGTGGCGAGCTGCGAAAGACTTGCGTGCCTCTTTATCATCAAAGTTTACGGCCAAACCGGACGTATCCCCGAAGGTTACTTTTTTGACTTTATCCCCATCTTTCACATACACATAGAACTTTTTGGGACCACCTCTTTGTGGCTTGTTGAGCTCAACGTCCTTTTCATCCTCCATCATGGGAATGTCAAGTGGAACTCGCCGTTCTTCGTAAATATCGTGTTCACCTATATCTGTTTCTAATAGGTCTCTATCGAAATAATTAGATGGGTTTATGATTCCTTCTTTGAATAACTTACGCGCTTCAATAAAAAATTCGTAAAACGATTTGCTGTGTGGTCTATATACACACTCTGCTAACGGAATGTCGTTTTCTAAATGATACGCAATACCTTCGTGTAAGTTATGCTTTGCAAAGGTTTTCATAATCTGTCTTCCTTACTATCTAAAAATCTTGTTCTAAATAACGCTGCATCTCGAGCCGTTTGGAAATATATGGAATGTTCATGAAAATCAGTCCATTTTTGAAATTTCCATCTGTAATCTTCAAGATGATATTCTAACCATTTAATAGCACCATGTTTTCTGCTGCTATGTATTGTAACTTGTTCTCGATTTTCAGATTTCATCCATTCGGCAATAACTGCTAAATGTTGTTCTGTCTTTGGTCCCTTATTCATCAGTTATCCTCCAAACTCGTGACCTGCGACTCTGCGCATTTGTTTATTAAATTCTGCCTGTGATGGCTTTTCTTTATATAGTTTAATTGAAATCTCAGGTCTATCTTTACCTTTAATTCTCCAATTTTTTCCGTCGTCTTTATGCTCAGGTTTAGTAGTTTTGACAACACGGCGCTTGTAACCTGCTTCCCATGTTTCTGAACCTTCGCAGAACTGTTTAAAACTTTTCATTGTTATCCTACCTTTGGAACGCAATTAGGAACCATCTTGTTCCCTTTCTTTTTCATACCAACTTGTTTGTAATCAGACCAACAGGCTTCTTGTTGCCCAGCTTCATCACCGTCTTGAGACTTCATATAATCTCTCGCAGTGTCAATATAATCAGTGGCTTTAGTAATTTTTGATTGAACCCACTCTGGCATGTTTTCATCGTCAGATAACATATCATGCAATTGTTGTGCTGCATCAATAATGGTTTTTAATTGTCCTTTTGCCATTCCACCTTCGTTATCGTATTCGTCTTTGGACTCTATAAACGTTTTAAAATTTTTCATTTCATTAACTTCTTTATTGTTGCCAAGGCTTTCTTGCCGTCTGGATGTTTTGGATTAATACCAACTGGTTCGCCATTCACAAGTTCAGATACATTAACCGATTTACGTAAAGCTGCAATTGCTTTGTGTAAAGGATCTTTTGGATCATACTTAGTTTCAAACCCAGGTTTACCGCGAACTTCAACCCAAGATTTTTCATTGCTGTCTTTTATTTTTAAGACGTCTTCGGCCTTACCCCTAATGAGTTTAAGTTTAAGACCTTCAGAAATATATTGTTTAAAACTATACATACTCTTTAATTTTTTTCTCAATTGCCGTAATGATCTTATTATGTGTTTTGCTCAAATATCTATCACTACGTAGACGTTTAATAGCAAGCGCAGTCTGTGCAGCATACTTCTTTTGAAAATCAGCCGGCCTTGTATCAATGTCTTGTACGTTTGCCAGTCTATCAGCAAGTTTAATAACTAATGACCAACTTGACATTTTAGCCATCTTATTAGCAATGTATTCGCCTTTACCAATCGCATCAGATGCAGCTTTATCAGTTGTTAATTCCTGAACCATATCAGCTACAAGAGCACCAAACTGTTTAACTAAATCGGCATATGTTGTATCAGTATCTTCAATAGTATCGTGTAGATAGGCTGCCTGTACTAACGCCGAAAGGTTGTTTGATTTTTTAAACTTTTGCACAAACCGAGCAACTTCTTTTGGATGCTCGATGTATTTACCACCACTTTTGCGCACTTGCCCTGAATGGGCTTTAGTTGCAACTCTAAGCGCCGTTAATGCACTTTCATTTAAATTAGATGAAAGGTCTTCTGAAATATATTGTTTAAAAGATATCACTTTTTAACTTTCTTTTTAGCTACAATCTTTTTAGCCATTCTATATGCGCCTTTAGCTGCAGCCTTTGCTCCTTGAGCAACCATAGGAGCGGCTAATGCTGCGCCTACGACTTCAGGCGGAATACTTTCCATTGGAGTATCTTTTTTGTATTTTTTAGTAAGCTCATTAGTACCTTGCTCACCGGCTCCGCACGACGCTTCATCAACCTCTTTGCGTTTAAATTTGTCTTTATATTTTGGTTTTGGATTATCATCCATTTCGCCTGCTTCTTTTTTACGTGCCATTGCCGCTGCCGCATATTTAGCTAGGTTTTCTTTTTCATCTTCGTCAATAGTTGGTTTGGTGTTAACATGTTTCTTTGAACTTTTTTCTTCACCATAACCGTAACCAGCTTTAAGACCACCCATCATACCACCATATGTTTTCTTCGTGGCAGATTTAGCGTTCATCGAAGGACGTTGTTTGCCGCTTGCTTTACGCTCGCGTTCTTTATCCTTTTTGATTTCTTCAGGTGTTGGCGCGCTATACTTTTCTAAAAACTCTGTAGCCTGCTCATCAAGATTTGATTCTACGTAACCTTTATCACCAGGCTTTTTACCGTGGTTCATAACCTTTTTTCCTAATGGAGTAAGGTTACCTTTCTTATCATACATTTGATTGACAAGTTTCTTTTCCGCCGCGGTTAATTCGTCAAGCTGAACTTCTTCTCCACGTAATGAAGCTAATGATCTTTGAGTTGAAGTCATTGTTTTCTTAGGTAACTTACGGCCAGTTTTTACTGAACGCCCCATTGCCTTTGCATGTTCTGCATCTTTTGCACGTTGAATTGCAACAGAGTCACCTGTCATTTTTGGCGCGCCTTTACGACGTGGTGCTTCATTCATTTCTTCTATTCCTTCTTTGCGAACTTTATCAGCAAGGTCTTTATCTGCCTTACCCCATGTACCTGATGATTTTGTAATAAATGAATTTACTCGAGCATGTCCCCATTGCTCAGGAGTTGTACCTGGGCGGTGACCTGTACGCCATGCCGCCACGCCACGGTTATAAACCTTACGTAAAATACCAGCAGGCATACCTGATTTCGCTGCTTTATCTTTTAAAGATTTTCCAGCTTTATCTTCAGACATATAACCTTCGGTCGCTTCGTATAGTTCTGCAATGTCTTCAATGTCAAACTCATTTGACTCTTTAACATCTTTTGGTCTATACATTTTAAAGCGTTTATCAAATTTTACTTTTCCGTTTGCAGCATATAGCATATGTGGTCTTTTTGAAATTCGTTGTCCCCACAAACCTTCGTCAAGACCTTCAACTAATTCTTCCCAAACTAAATCTTCTGTAAATCCCATAGCTCTTGCTTTTTTAGTAAACTTCGACTCTTTAGTCTTTGCTTCTTTATCACCAGGAGCTGGTTTGTACGCTGCAGGATTATCGTCAGACATCTTTGCACCTTTTTCAAAATGAGCAGCGCGAGCGTCTTTCTTATCTTTATCTACACCTTTATAATAACCTTTTGGTTGAGAACCTGGGCGATCTGCCACGTCACTATCTTGTGGCTTTGTCATTTTTTCCATGAACATTGTGAACTGTTCGTCGAGATCAACTTCTTCTGATTTTGACCGTGCAGACTTAAGTCTTTCCTGTTCTTTCTTTTTAACCATCGGTATCATTTTACGCGCAAGTCTATCAATCCTTGCTGGTGGAATTTTTTCCATACGTTTATCAATACGTTCTTTTTCGGCATACGATAAGCTTGCATACTTTTTAGGTTTTGCAAGTCTATCTTTAATCATATTCCTTGCAGACTTTTTCGCTCTTAGTTTGATCTTTGTCATATCAGCCTTTTTACGCTTAGCGCGTTCTTGGCCACGTTTGATTTTAGCACGAGCCTTTCTCATAGCGCGGGCCTTTTTAAATCGTTGAACTCTATTCAGAGCTTCATCCATTTCTACATCGTTTTCTTCTGTCATTTGAGTGCCCTTATTTACTAACGCTGCAATTTCCTCGGCGTCACCTTTTAGTTTTTTCGGCAAGTTTGCCGTAAATTTTTTC